TCAGCTGTATCTAAAGCAAAGGTTTGTAAAACAAACAGAGCTCCCCCGACTAGCCAGCACCTCGCGAGCTGAGCCTTACGGGCTCGCGTTTTTGCCTTTAGGGCAAATACTTGCCTAGAGCGTATCATATGACTCCAAATCATCTAGCATAACCGCAGGTCAGACGGCATGTCACTATTCTGTAATCATCTTCCTCTAACCAAGTGTCTGAATAACCTGCCTCACTCATTTAGTTTTACCAGCCCATCCTTCACCCTTAAAGACTAAGCCTACTGTTGAGTAGATTCTTGTCATGTCCAGCCCACACTTAGGACAATTCATACCCCCATCATCCTCTTTGTAAGTCCTGTGGACTGATCCATAAGTGCCGCATTCTTTACAGCTGTATTCATATGTTGGCATCATATTCTCCAATCAATAAGCAAGTATGGCAGGGTTTAGCTTGAAACTGCCAAGCCCCACAACTAGCACACCTGCTTATCTTTGTGTCCGGTATTCGATCTATCTGCTCAGTTATATTCTTAACTCCTACGCATCCGCAATCCATACATTGATAGACCTTAAATCCATCAGGCATGTCTATCGCATCAAGCCATAGAAACTCAGTCTTGCGAGCGCAGCCATTACATTTAAAGCTAGTCACGATTAATCAATTCATGGCATCTAAAACATGTGCCATCTTTAAAGACTCTATCATCATCGCACGCTTCGCATTTGATAACTGATTCCTCAAGATGAACTCCATCATCATCCAAGACAACTTGTAATCCCTTGCCATTAATGAAGGCTATGTATCCCATCACTCACCACCTTGAAAAAACCAATTGCCATTGGCAGTCATTTTTGCCCAAATAGCGTGGTCTTTGTTAGATCCTTTGCAAACATATCCATAATACGGCTTACCGCCTTTAGATACGCCTTGCTTCAAGATCATCCCATGCTCACACTCAGGGGGTGGATTTGGTGTTGATTTACCAATCGCATCAACAGCTTCAGATAAAGACCATTGTTGCGGATCATCGACTTTGTTTTCTACTGCAAATGAAGCTCTTAAAGCATCCTCAATTGCTGCTGATTTCGTTCCTGGCGCTCCGTATCGCCTTTCTTGTAATTTCTTTTCGTATTGATTTGGCTCGGCATTGTTTACCTTAGCCATTTCCTCTCTTGAAGCGCGTTTGCCTTTAGCTGCGAAACCAGCATTTGCGAGCGCACGACCGATCGCTGAAGTTTCACAATTCTCCAATGCAGATGTGCTATTAACACCCTTCTCTGTAATGACCTCAAATGCGAGCCCAGTTGCACATGGCTTAGGATCTGCTTCAGTCTTAAAGATCTTGGCGAATACAACGAACCGCTTTTCAGTCGCTTCAATGAGTTCAGTCTCGATACGATTATCAGGGTATTTCTCATGCCATTTTTCCAATCTCGATTCTACTGTTTCATAATTGTCTAGGTTAAACATTATTCCTTCCATTCAAAATCTTGGTCTTGGACTGCTTCGAGCACATTCCGATAGATAGCTCCGTAGGCGATAAAGTCTTTAACTGAGTCGTAATGATCTGGAGTTTCAGTAAGCCTAGAAACCTTGACCAACGCCATACATAAAGCAGCTTGGTGTGGTGTGATTGGGAAATCAAGATATGCACTCCACAATCCAGCAATTCTTTTGTGATTATAGTACGGATGTCCATAGACACTTCCGCGCTCTTGGATCGTAGCAATGACTTCATTTAACAGATCCTCAGTTTTTGTCATAATCAAACACCTGATCTGACTTTAACTTCCTAAGTTTTTCTTGATGATCTAATGAAGCACGCCATCCAGCTGCCCGACCGGCATAATAGCCATTATCGTAAATTTCTTGTTTGCGGTGTTCATCCCAGAAATATAAAGCTGCTCCAATTAAACAGCCTATAATAAATCCGTAACCTACTATTTCCATTTCGCTCCCTAATATCAAGCGGTTGCCTGATACAGAAAGTATGACTTAAAGCAAGGACAGTTGGTTATTCACTTACGGCGTGTTATATAACGATTAGATAACGAATAGATCCTCAAAATCATCGATATGGTCATCAATCGTGCGTTCGTGATAATCGGTTTCACGCCCCATAAGTCCTTCTATTGTAGGTAAATGATCCGTCATGGTTAACTGGGATCAGCTCTACTTGATGGCCTTTCTTGCCAAAACTTAGGACTGTGAAGCCCATATTCCAATCGGCTGAATTGTATTTAAGATAAGAGGCTTTACGCATGTCCATTAGGTGTCCTGTTTCAATGCCCCAAATCGTCGAATAACGGCCGTTTAAGCCAGTTTGGTGTCGGACTGCACCCTGCCTATGGGAGTGGCCACAAACCACGCTAGAATGCCATTTCTTGGCCAAATTAAGGCCTGTTATACCTGCATGCTTAGACATGTTGCCTTCATCGCCATGAGCCAAGTGCCAGCCCTTTTCAAACTCATATGCTCTCTTATGAAATCTAATACCTAAGCTGCTGAAATCCATGAACTTGTCATAAGCTAATTCGGGTAATCCAATAAGTGATGGCGCACCTTTGAGTAATGTTTGATAAATTCTATCTGTGTGATTTGACCGGACAATATCGGTCGTGCCTAGATCGTAAAGGATCTCTTGGCCTAGTTTTCTTTCCTCATCTAATGTTTCGGCAAACTCTAATTTTGTGCCTTTTGCCCAACGCGATTGTGAGCCTAGATCCATTTCATCACCAACATTTAATACGTAATCAAACTTCTCATGCTTGACCATTTTAATCAAGTTGGCAACTGCTTTTGGATGGTGTAGTGGAATTTGCAAATCTGGGGTTACTAGATACCTTCGATTAGTTTTAATCTTCATCCTCATCTGGAGTTGGGATAGTTGGGATTATTCCTTTATCGCCTACGATCCAGTCAGGCATGGACTCAGGATTATCCATTAGATAAAGCGCACATGACTCATTAAATCCAGCCTTGCGTGCAGCTTTAAACATTTCATGTTTGGCAATATAGAAAACCTCTAATTTACTTAAAGGCTCAGGAGTGTGGCGAACTACTCTCCGGTTTACTTTTTTTCGTTTAGTGTGTTTCCGTGTGTTCGCCATAGCAAAATTATCGCTTACTGATTAAGGTGAACAGATCATCAACACGCTGTTCAAGTCTAGTAATTTGATCTTTCATTGAACTGCCTGAGTTGGGTTTAAGTTCGCTTAGGAAACTTTTAATAACCCATCGTAGAGCCAGCAATAAAGCGGTTGCGATACTTATAACGCCAACGCCAAATGCGACTAATTCGTTTGGTGTCATTTTTCGCTAAGGCCATAATCTGCTTCATTCCCGGACTTTGGATCTAATGCTTTTGCTATTGGAGCAACAACAGCACCAAGCAAGGTTGCATAAGCTGGATGAATGTCAGCCACTATTGCTAAAGCAACTGTAATTCCACTAGCTGCCACAGCTCTCAAATATGACTTAATTGCTGCTTTGTGTTTTTTAGTTAGTTTCATTAATTGCCTTTCAGTAGTGGGATGTCGAACTTCTTGCCATTTTGATTTGGTTTGAAAGAAATATGGATGTGCTTATGGTGTGGGTTTATGCCTCTGTATTTTTTAAATTTCCATAATGATCTAGCACTAGCAATTTTGCCAGCGTGGATCACATAATAAATACGCTTATCCTTTTTTGCTGCGAGTCGAACCTGATCTGCCAAATCGAAACTAAGCCCTTCTTGGTCAGATAGGCGAGCGTCAATGTCGATGGCACATACTTCACCCTGTTCATTTGGGTTGTGCTGACTGACTCTGGCTGAATGGCGAGCATCACCAATCCATCCATCAGCTGTGCGCTTGCGATCAGGGAAGCAGTCATTTACCTGATCCCTAAAAGTTTCAGCAGCTTTAGATAACCAAGGCTTCATTAGCCAAGTAGCAATTTTGCTTCATCAGCAGTTAAACCTAAACGATCAAGAATTGCTTGGCGTGCTGCTTCTTTTGCTTTGGTTTCACTTTCAACTGTTTCGAGATTTTTAATTTTATCTGTATGTAATTTTTCAATTGCTTTAATTTCAGTTGCATTTAATACAATTTCTTTAACTTCACCTGTTGCAATATCGTGTTCTATTCTAAACATATTAAGCCCCCCAAATTGTATAAGTGCCTGACCCATTAAATGTTGCCGTATTCGCAGTAAAAATTTTCAAATCTGATACTGCGGCTGCGCTTGTGTAAATACCTGAACCAGATGCAGTAGAAACAACATTACTATTATTTCTAAATGCGCTTGTATATTGCCAAGTTGTAAATCCTGTTGCCTTGCAATTAGTAAGAACTACAAGAAAAGCATTTATTCCACCAGTATTTAGTACATTTTCAGCGCTTGATAAATCAATATCGCTATTTCCTATGTATCTTATCAGTCCAATAAATGGGGAATTGACTTGCAAACTACCTGCGCCATAATAATTACTACTTGAAGCAACTGAATTTATTTGAAGATATAAAGGGTCGGCAAATGATGCATTAGTAATACCTTTCATATATAAAACTAAAGTATCGTATGAACTTAATGATGAAATAGTTACACTTGTTCCCGAGTTAATATTACCTGTGGCAATTTGAGCAAGTGCTAATGAACCGCCAGCAGCTGCCCATTTTAATCCTGTGGCTGTTGAACTATCAGCAGTAAGAACGGTATTATTAGCACCAACCGCTAATCTTGAAACTGTGTCAGCTGCTGTTGCTGCAATAATATCGCCTTTAGCATCAACAATAGTTTTAGCAATTGCGTTACCAGCATTTGTGAATACTGTGCTGTCAATTGCAGTTCCAAGTGATCTAATTGCTGCTGCGCCGTCTTTAACTAGCGCGGTGTCATCTGGAGTTGTCCAGCTATAATTGGTAGTGGTTGCCATTTTATCCTATCCTCATGCGACTATTGTAGCGTATTCCCAAGTCAAACTTGGGTCTATTGTGTTCCAAGCCTCTGTTATTGGCGTGGTATTCCAACGCATCGCCACTTGGCTAAATGCGACTGGGGAAACATTGATTGTTAGAAACAGTTCATTGAACCGAGTGCTCCATGACCAGCCCTCAACATAACCTTCAAAATCTCCACCTGATATTTGATTGGGTAGGTGTTGAATATGAACTGGCATTCCCATAAATACAGCTAGTAAATCATCACGATCTGAGTTGTCGATTTCTTGGCTAGTGATTGGGAATGTGATCGATTGGAATGCTGGGATTGGATAAGCTCTTTGGGCTATGTATCGATCGGCAATATCTTGAGCATCGGTCGCCCCATGAACCCTAGAGTTGATAGTTTCAGCTTTGTAACCATATAGGGCAATTGAAGCGGCATCTGTGGCATCAACCTGTGAATTGTAATTGTTGCCATAATTGATATAAATATCATTGCGAACATCTGCTGATCTCATAATTGTAGATAAGCCAGCGCCTAACGCATGGCGAGCATCTAGTTCAACATAGCCATTGAGTAACAAATAATTTTGCCTGTGGTCTGCATCTGCATAACCTATATTTCCAGCATTGTCCTCATAGATATAACCAAATGCTGAAGTTGCAATATCAGCAACCACATTGTAAATACTGTCAGTAACATTTGATTGTGAACTCATGGTATAAAGACCCGGCTGATCAATTTCGCCAAGTCCTAGATTTTGTGCATTAGCCCAAGTTTCGGTTGCATTGTAGGTTGACCATTGTGAAGCTGCTGGCACATCATTCCAAGTTCCAAGTAATACACTTGAAAGAATGTCATAAATTTGGTTGCCATCTTCATCCTGAGAAATGTTGTCATTAAAGATTTCTTTCGTTAATCTAGCAAGTGAACCCATAGCCAAAAGCGTGTATTGAACAACTGTGGCTGTCGCTCCAGTAGCACCCACTTCAACAGTTACATCTGTTATGTCGCCACCAAATAAACTTACATAACTTCCCGTTGAGTCTTTTACTTGTAAATCAAATGAGTCATTTATGTCAAAAGGTAAAGTTTGATTATTTAATGCAACCAAAGAAATCTGCATATATGAAGGGAGTGCCTGTTCATAAATATCTGTGCGCCCTGATTGATGCTGAACATCTGATATTGCTATGTCAGTATAATCAACTCCACCGACAGTTAATTTCCAGTCTGGTGTAAATGCTGACATTATCTATCCCTTAATGCGCTGACACTTCTAGCAGATTGAGCATTTAATGTTTTGGCAACAGCTCTTGCAGCACCTTCGCCATCGATTGCATTTACTGTAATGTTATTGATCTGACCCATACCACGACCCCCAAAAGTTGATCCGCTTGGAGTTGGCACGCTTGGTAATGATGATCTGCCAGCTGAAGGGGCTGGGTTAGGAATTGAACCCACATTAACACCAGGAATTATATTTACAACTCTGATTAATTCATTGGCTAAAGATACAACTAAGCCAATTGCCTCACGCAAGAATGTAATAAATCCTGAAATGATTCCAGATACAACACCAATTGCTCTACCAAAAGATTCTGCATTTCTTTGAGTTTCGGTAAATCCTTGATTTAATCCACCTGCTCCAGTTAGTCCTGCAATAAAAGCATTTAGGCTTGGAATGCCTGTTTCATTTAAAAATGTAATAAACTGCTCAACTGTTGGAAGTAATGCTGTGCCAAGTGATTCTTTAGCTTCATCAAATCCTACTTTTAACCGATCAATCTTTCCTTGAAAGGTTTCAGCATTTGTAGCTGCTGCGCCACCATAAAGATCAGCAAGTTTCTGTTGAACCTCAGTAAATGTTAAAGTAGATAATTCAGCCTTTGATAAGCCAAGACCTAATCGACCTAATGAAGTAACATTTCCATCTTGTGCTCTACCTAAAGCATTTGTAACAGTTTCTAAATCTTTACCTGATGCTGCGCTAATATCTAAAGCAAGGGTTAATAATTTTTGAGCTTCTCCTGTATCTTTTGTAGATACTGCCAATCTCTGTAATGCCGGTCTTAATTGATCGTCGGCAACACCAGTTGCAAGGCTAGTCTTAAGGATCATGTCCTCAGTTGCCGCTATTTGGGCATCTGTTGCCCCTGTGGCCTGTCTTAGAGCATTGGCTAACCTTAACTGTGCCTGCTCATCCTCTATCGCACTTTTGACCCCATCAATGGCTAATTTGCTGGCATAGGCAACGGCAGCAGCAGCAGCTACCGCAAATGCAGCAGCAGCCTTCTTTCCAAAATCTGCAATTCGACTTGAGTTAGTTTCGACAGCCTTGTCGGCTTCGCCTAACTTCTTTTTTAGATCATCAACATCGGCGAGGATTGATAACTTTAAAGTTCTATTACCCGTTGCCATTAGATCCATTCCTTAATAATGCGATTAAAACTTTCTTCCCACTTATTAATCAATTCAGGCTGAATTCTGCGAAGGGTTGGATAAATGAACCATCCGCGAGATCCACGACCTGACCGCCCAGAATATGCAGGGAACTGTTTGAATTTATTTGAACCAAACTCAATGCCACCCCATAGGGTTTGCGTAGTAGCACCACCTGAAAATTTTTGGCGTGCGAATCCATAACTGAATTCACCGATCTTGCTTGACTTAGAGATGCTAACGCCATCCGCGACTCTCTGCGCAACTTTGCCAGCCTTTGTTCTTTGTCCAGCTGCTTGTTTAATTTCTTCAGATGCAAAATACGCCAGAGCAGCAGATTGACGGCGTGCTTCGTCAGTAGCTTGGTCATCCATAAGTTTAAAAGCCTTGTAAATATCGCGCAGGTCTTTTTTATTGTAGGCGATTGTTTCACTTGCCATACCTCTGCTCCAATACTTCGATAGCTGTTAAAATGTCGTCTGAATCAACCCATTCGCTCATTGGAATTTGTGTGGCTAGTGCCAACTCAACCAATAATCTGTTTAGGCTTCCTGCTGGATGACTTTTGGGTTTGCATCACCGACTATTACATCGCCGACTGTTTCCATCCAAGCATCGAATGGTTTAACTGGCTTTCCAGCAGCTTCGCGCTTGTGTGCGTTGTATGCTAAAAACATTAGATCCCACATACCAAGTTTTTCTTTTGCTTGGCTTATGGTATGACCAGTTTGCTTTTCCCATTTAGCCCACTCAGGCGGTTGGGCTACATAAGTGGCTTGCTCGCCTGAGTTATATTCAATTGTAATTGGTAACTTCATTGTTTGCTCCCGTTTGTTTATTGATTAAAAGGTTTCTGCTGGCACTCCGATAACCTGGAATGATAAAGATACAGTTTGAGCATCTGGTGCAGTTCCACCGGCTGAAGGCCACATTGGCAATACTTGGAAAGTAAAGACCGCGCCTGAAGTAGCTGTGAATACTGTGTTGATTGCTGTATCTGGTGCTGACTCTGCAACGCCCCATAGAATCTCGCATAGAGATCCAGTTGCGCCCCAGTCGGCTAACATTTCAACTTCAAATGTGAAATTGTTATCAGTTACCTTAAAGACTTTTC